AGGTACCCACCCTCACCCTGCCGAACGAGTGGGTGAGCGTGGAGGAAAGGTTGCCGACGGATGAGCGGCCGGTTTTGGTATTCATCGGTTATGCAGACACCATGACGGGATTTATTACCACTTCGTCCTATTTTTGCTTTGACGCAAATCCGCATTGGCAGTGGGATGGATTGACTCAGGACGAGCAGAAAACGCTTTTCTGGATGCCCCTTCCGGAGCCGCCGGGAAAGGAGGAGTGAGGATGGACAGGAAAATGGAGTGCCCGATTTGCAAGAAGAAAGCAGTGTTTGTAGGTGTCCACGATGACGAGGGCAATTATCACGGACTGATGGGATGCGAATATGAAAACGCTCCATGGAGCGGACTGTCGTATGCCTTACATCACGAGGGATGGGGAGACTGCCCACTATGCACTGATGACGCAGAAAGCACAATGGGCGGGATGCTATTTGATACAGCCGAAGAAGCAATCTCCGCCCTGTCCCCGCCGAACGAGCCGCTGACGCTGGAGGAACTGCGGGAGATGGACGAGCCTGTGTGGGTTGCCTGCAAACCCATCGAGGGCGGGAACGGGTACTGGTGTCTGTGCCAGCATGGGCATATCATCACACCTGCAGGTAGCATTTACAATGTAAAGGAAATCCCGCATTGGGTGTTTTACCGCCGCCCGCCGGAGGGAGAGGATGAAACATGACAAACGCAGATAAAATCCGGGCCATGAGCGACGAGGAACTGGCGGACATTTTTCTCAGAGCCGACTTTTGTAAGTGTTGTGAGCATGAAAAAGGCGGAGTATGCAATTTCATCTGTGCTTATCCAAACATTCCGATTTATGAAGGGTGCAGGCAAGCTGCATTGAAGTGGATGAAGCAACCAGTGGAGGTGGACACCTGATGGACATTGAGAAGCTGATTGAGCAGCTAAACGGATATTTTGAAGGGAAGGACCTGAAAAGAGGCGTTGCACTTGATGGCGCCACCACCCTCTCCACGCTCCGGGCCGAAAACGAGCAGCTGCGGGCCGAGCTGGAACAGGTGAAGCGGTGTATTGAAATTGTAGAAAATCAGAGAGATCAGATGAAGCGGGAGAGGGATGCGGCAGTAGAGGACCTGCACAAACTTTGCCCCGCATGGAAGTGGGACGGCGAGGAGGGCTGACATGAAAAAGCGTAAATACTACCGAAAGTGCGGTATCTGTGGGGAACGGTATGAGCAGAGCGAGATGGTGAGAGATGAATGTTCTCCCACTGGCTGGATTTGCTTTGACTGTTGCATGGGCGTACACCCGGAGTATGAGGAGGACTGACATGAAGCGGCTGACATACTTTGACGGCGGGAAATGGCGGCTCAAAATTGGCGACACGGAGCATTCCGGCCAATGGGTTGACCGCCTCGCCGCCTACGAGGACATTCTGGGAGGCGAGTATGATCTGGACCGTCTGCGCGAACTGGCCCAGGCTGACAGAGAGGGGCGGTGCGTGGTGCTGCCTGCGACACCAGACCAAATTATTTATCGGTGGCGCAAAGGTGATGATTGCCCGAGCGTAAGCCGTCTTGATGGCGTACAAATTAACGCAGATGGAGAGATTACATATCCGATTTGGTGCGGTCATTTGACACCTGAAGATTTCGGCAGAACCGTGTTCCTCACCCGCGAGGAAGCCGCACTACGGAGGGAGCAGGATGGAGAATAAAACTATACCGCCGATGTATCCCGCTGAATTTGTCGAACGGGAATTAGGGATTAGAACTGACTGCTATAACCACAGCTGCCCATTCAGGGTGAATGATACCAGCAACGCCAACCGTTGCGAGTGTACGGCCTGCCCGAATCGGTGTACGGGCGATTTCTCCATTGCGTGGAACCGGACGCTGACAGATGAAGAGTTGGAAATCATTCAACGGATTGTGGACGATCACGAACGGAGGTGGAGCGAATGAAGGAGTACATCGAGAGGGCGCTTGCCGTGCAGGAACTTGAAGTTTTGCGGCAGGAATATGAGATGCATGATGATTGCGATGAGCTGGTTGCCAGAAGGTGTCGGGACGCGCTATCTGCTGTTCCCGCCGCCGACGTTGCGGAGGTGAGGCACGGGAAATGGGTTGAATATCCTCGTGCCCACTATTTTAAATGCAGTGAGTGTAAGTACACAGTCCCATACCGGAAAGCGATTTTTGTAAATGGGAATAGAGAATATGATTACTGCCCTTCCTGCGGGGCTCGCATGGACAAGGAGGCCGACCATGAAGTTTCGGAGTAAGACGGGCGAAGTCGCACTTACCATTGAACAGGCATTAGAGCAGTTTTGCGATAGCAAAAAAGATTGCGACTATTGCGAGCTTCGGGAACCCGTGCAGCAATACGCAGGGACAAAGAGGCCGTGTCATGAATACGTAAGAGCCAACCCTCACGAAGCCGCCCGCCTGATGGGCTATGAGGTGGTGGAGGATGAAAAGGAGGAAGCCAACATGGACAAACCGAGAATTTGCGAGGTGCTGGGGGTTGAGCCAGACGAAAAATTTGAAATTAGAGGGAACACATTAAGTCGATTTCGTATCAATAAATATGGGACATTCCAGATTGAAATATCAAATGACTGCTGGGGAGCATCTACTTTGGAGTGTCTTAATATTCTCATAAATCATCCAGAAAACATCATCCGCAAGCCCAAACAGGAGCAGGAGGAAAAGAAAGTGGACAAGCCGCTAAAGGACTGGACGATAGGGGAGCTTTTAGAACACTGCAAATGCCATACCTCGGAAAATGAGAACTGCGTGAATTGTGATGTGAAAGCAAAAGTCGGATGCTGCTTTTTCGATTGCGGCCCGGCGGATTTAGACTTATCCGACAAGCCCCGCTGGACGGAGCAGGAGGTGGAGAGGGCGAAGGCTATCAAGGAGATTTTCCCGAATGCTTATAAACTCGCAAGGAACCTCTCAGCCATTACGATTTATCGTGTAGAAGATGACATCCCATTTTACCTTGCTACCATTCAAGCTGAACGTTTCCACTCCCTCCGCCCCGGCGAAACCGTCAAGCTGGACGAGATCATCGGAGGTGCCCAATGAGAGAAATCCTTTTCAAAGCCAAGCGGCTGGATAATGGAGAATGTGTAGATGGATTCTACTGCTGTATTGGGCCAGTTGGGCAAGAAAAGCACTATATCATTCCAATGTATGCCTCTGCGTTCTATGGGATTGAGGTTGACCCCTCCACGGTCTGCGAGTGGACGGGGCTCATTGATAGGGACGGTACGAAGGTGTTTGAGGGGGACAGGCTGTTTGACCCACATGAAAAAAGAACTTTTGTGGTGGAGTACGATCCACTTGAAGCCGGGTTCACCTTGGAAAGCAATGATGGACGGTATGTAGATTTTAACCGTGTGCCGTATAGTAAGATCATCGGCAACATCTACGACGGGGAGGGCGGACAGCATGAGGGGGCAGAGCATGACTGAAACCGAAGTAATCTCCATTGATCGTCACGGCCAGCGGAAGGAGTATCCGTCAATCAAATTTGCAGCAGAGGATGTTGGTGTTCGCCCCTGCCAGATTTCTACCGCCTGCGTTACCGCCCACCGCTGCGCGGGACGGTATTGGATCAAGAAGGAGGATATGGATGGTTCGTAGATACCATTTCCCTGGTGATATGTATTCTGATGCGCAATGGGAGTGGATATCGCTCAAACGCGCAGAGGGGTACTCCATGCGGCAGCTATCAACTTTCTTGGGGCTTAACACGGATGCGATTTTAACGGCGTTGCGGGTCCGGGGATTAGCACCGCAGGAAAGACCGACAGAGCCGCTTAACAGAGACGAGTTTAACGCATTGGCGGAGGGGGTGGATGATGCCAGATAATATTACAGCAGCTAGAATTTGCCCTAATTGCGGCAAAGAGGGAGTTGTTTATGGAAGTCATACGGTTATGGGAGGTAGGATAGAACGTCACAGGAAATGTCAATTTTGTGGAGAACGATGGGCCACAATTGAGAAGTATTACCGGCCAATCAAAAAAATCATGGACTAGAGGTTGACAAATAAGATATCGAGATATATGATTTAATGGGAATTTATAAATAAAATGTTAAAACAATAATCTGATAAAACAAAGATTTTCTAAGGAAGAAGCTCTCTATCTGACCAGCGACTATATGAAGGCGGTGTTTGGAAAGTGATGAAGATTATGAAAGAGCTTTGGGATAAAAACCAGGATAAGCTCAGAACAGAACTGTCCTCAAGAGATGATCTGAATGAATGTAGCTATGTAGACCTTGTAAAGATTGCTTTTGATAAGATTTATAATGATGATAGCCGACTCGACAATGAGAATCTTTTTATAGACAGAGTTCACGAAATTGATGATGGCGACTATCAAGGGACTTTGATTTATCTGATTCCATTCAATTCCTACCAGCCGGACCCGGAAGACTATCTCATGACTTTTGCGTGGTATGGGTCCTGTTCTGGATGTGATGCCTTGCAATCCGCGCAATCATGGGGAGACGGAAAACTAACGGAGCAACAGGTAAAAGACTTTATGTCCATCTGCAAAGACTTGATCTGCAACGCTATCAAACCTTACAACTATGGATGGAGACATGATGATAGATTTGATGTCGTGGAGGAGGGTGACAACTCTGAGCAAGAATGATGCGACTATGGAGCAGGGGAAAGAACTTGTGAAACGCAAGATGAAGCCAAGAGGCGGGAACTCCCCTGTGATTGGGGATAATGGTGTACATACCAAACCAGGTGACAACTCTAAGATTGCTGGGTTCCTTATGGAAGTTGGAAAGTGGGGGCCTGTTGACAAATCCGATGTTCAGGCTATGGAAAAGCGATTCTGGAACTATGTTGCTCTTTGCTTTGAGAGAGATGTTCGTGTCACCAATCAGGTAGCTTACTTTGCCATAGGAATTACAAAGGATGACGTTTATAATTGGGAAAATGGGCTTACACGCAGCTCTGAACATCGCGACTTCATTAAAAAAGTTAAGACTTTTTGCGGTTCTTATCGTGAGATGTTGGGGGCTGATGGCAAGCTCAACCCGGTCACTTTGGTCTGGTGGCAAAAGAACTATGATGGCCTTGTGGACAAGTCCGAAGTGGTGCTTACTCCCAACAACCCGTTAGGGACTATCACCGACCAAAAGCAGCTTGAGGAACGGATCGCCGGGTCTGTGGTGGTGGAGGAGTAACGACTATGGAAACGACTATCGACTATGCCAGCGACTATGGTGGAGAGGCCAGCGACTATCAAACGACTATGGAGGGAAAGCGAGAGACGGAAAACGACTATCGATTCTGTCCCTTGAAGCTCCACGCGCTACTATCAACTCCTGAAGCGGTTTTAGGAACATCAGACTACAGAGGCGGAGTGGAGTGCAGAAAAAATATATGCGCCTGGTGGGATGTCGACAAGTCCCGTTGCGCCGTGCTATCTCTGGCCCGCAACAAATAACAATACCCCGGCTTGCTCCTGGTGGAGTGGGCCGGGGTTGCTTTGTGCCTTGCGGGGCGTTCTGTGGGCCGCTGTGCGGCGTTTTAGTGGCCGGTAGTATATAGAGACATTGCCAGACGACAAAACCGCTCTACGGACTTGTAAATGGCCTTTACGGCGGATTTGCTTTTGGGGCTTGTCCGCCCTGCTGGACATGGACGCAAAAATGCCGCTTGCAGGCCGTAGGACGGTACACAAGCGGCGAAAAGCTGGCGGAGAGTATAGGAACATAGCCGACAATGATTGAGGCTTGGAGGGCATAAAAAACCCGCCCCAGGAAGCTCCAGGGCGGGCGGTGGTATTATGCTAATATCTCAATTACAATCGGGTCATGTATGACGATCTCCCCAGCGTCCTCGCCATAGTCCCACGAGTTGCCAGCAATGACGGCCACATAATCGCCATAATAGTAGCCGTGGCGCTGCGCCGCGTCGACGGAGTCCCAGCGCATAGCAGACACGCCGGGCAGCTCCTCGCCGGTGTCGTCTCCGTTGTACCAGACGTGGGAGCGGTGGGCCATAGGGCCGAGGGCAAATGGAACGTCTTGGACGCGGGCGCCCACGGCCTCATAGTCATATAACGCGTTGGAGGCTATATCCTTAACGCGCTGGATCATGTCGGGGGCTAGTCTCATGTATAACACCTCTTGTTAATTGTATCGCGCCCGCTCGGGACCGTCAAGATTTTTTGGCAAGCTCCCATATCACCATAAGCGGGAGCAGCAGGATAAACAGGACAATCAAGCGGAGATCACCTCCTCCCCATTTTGCAGGAATAACGGCGGATCATCAAGCGGACAATCATATTGTACTTGATCGCACATGTGGCGCTCTGAGCATTGGCTGCAGTCTATCCGGCCCCAGTCATCCGGGTTGTGCATATTAAGCATTTTCGTTTCCTCCATTCTCCGGCGGGCGGGTCAAGACCGGTAGATAATCAAAAAGTCGTTGTAGTGGTTGCGATTGAGTTTTACAGGGTAGGACGGCCAGACTTCCGCCCGCTTGCTTGTCATGCCGTAAAATCCGCATACATGGTCAAGCTGTGCCGGGGTCAGGCTGTCAGCCCATGCGGAGCCGATAAATCCAACGGCCAAATATTCCGGAGTCTGGTCTGCAATGGTAAATCGGCCTGCAATATCTGCGATTATTTTCATGGTTAAGCCTCCCTTGCTGTCCAGCTAATGCGATATGGGTCTTGATGGTAATTTGCGCCTCTGGCCCACAGCTTTTCTTTGTCTAAGAGGTGATTTGCTGTGATGTGATAGGGTTTTCCGGTTTCCTTGTCTTTGTAATATAGCCTGTATTCGCTGGTGGCCTTGTTAAATACAATGCTTATAAGTTTCATTATGTGGCCTCCTACTCAATAAAGATTTGCGCTCTGCCTGCTGTATTCGTGCCGTGCGGCCATGTATGCGGCCCGCTGCATGTCGCTAAACTTGCAGGCGGAGAAAAGCTCTTCGATGTCCTCATAATCGAGGACGCCGGAACAGTCACCAAAAGCGGAACACACGTCAAAATCGGCTTGCCAGTTTATGCCGTATTCGTGATTAAACATCTCGCGGAGAAATGCGCTTTTCCAGTATTCCGCATTATCCTTTTGGAGTTCGGCCTTTTCGAGCGTGGAAAGAAGATTTTCTCCGTGTTTCACAAAATCAGCGTCTTTTTTATCGTAGAACGCCATAAATACAGGGCCGAAAATCATGTTTTCGGTTTTCTTTCTCAACTTTTCCCGTTCCTTATCAGGGCCGCAGAAGAACATGGAAATATGATCCCGGCGCAGGCCGTAATAGTTGCGGATATAGTATTCTTTCGCTTGCTTGTCCTGGTAGTTGGTCACTGTTTCCATTTCGTCAGCGGTAAACAGCTTTTTATTTAAGCTGTCAAAGTAAAATTCCCGTAGTTCGTCGCGGCTCTTGCCCTGGTGGTGCAATTCGTAATCGTTCGCATACTTGATATAATGCCCATCAGCAAACACAAGCGCGGAATAACCGAAGCAGCCGCCAAAGTCCACAAAATAGACTTGATGCCCCTTGACTGTGACGGATTCAATTGCCATTGCTGCGGCCTGTGTTTCCGTCAGCGCTTCAATATCGCGGATCGTGTATTCTTCCATTTTTGTTTTCCTCCTTGTCATGGAGGGCCGCCCGTGGTATAATGGGCGTGCCCTGGTTGTTGTGGTTTGCTTCGATCGGGCCCCGCTCCATTAACCGGTTGCTGCCGGGGAGCGGGTTTTTTATTTGTCTAGAGCGTTTATAGCGCGCTCCAGAAACTCGGGCTTGCTTATGCCCTCTTTGGTGGTGTAGTCCTCTATCCGCTGGGATAGATCGGGCTTGATCGCCGCTTGAAACTTCCGGTAGGCTTTTGCATTGTACCGATTTTTAACGGCGCTACTGGTGCGGGTCTTGCGCTTGGGCGTTTCTTCGCTTGACATCTTCGGCCTCCTTCGCTATAATATGGGGCAAGAGGGGCGCTCTCCCTGGTGTCAGCAGGAAGGCGGCCAACTTAACAAGTTTAGAGCTTGAAATTGCCGCTTCTTGCTGGGGTCAAGGGGCGGTTATTTCTTTATCTGGTTGCCCAGGGAAATAGCCGCAATCACGAGCATAAGTAGTGCAATGGTTTCCGTTAGTCTCATGGGCTTCCCTCCTTTCGGAGTTGGCCCCGCCCCTCTTGCTTGTCTATACCATATCATACTTAATCCAGTATGTCAAGAGGTCTTCCAAAGATTTTTTATTTTGCCCTGGTCACTGTTGCGAGCGGTGGCCGGGGCTCTTGTTTTAGCACTGCAACCCATTTCCCGGCGCTGTTCTTGGTGTAATACCAATGCACCCCAAAGACTGCCAGGGTGGCAGCTATGGCCTTTATTTCACGGTCTGCCGGGCTTTGGCCGAACGGGTCGGCCTCTGCGATGCTCTCGGCCTTTAAGGCGGTGAGACGGCTCATAATGGATTGTATAGCCTCGGCGGGTTCCTCGGCGGTACTGGGGGCCAGCATCTCGGCCAGGTCTGCGGCAGGGTCATTGGTGGTATCCTCGTCCCGGTCAAGCGCGATCTCGTCGCCGTTGGCGCTGGTGTAGATTTGGCTCCAGTAGCAATCAGCGGTCTTGCTGTAGCCTGCGCTTTCGAGCGCATTCTGGAGAGTCCAGAGCTGGCGGTTGGTCTGATAGGTGATCTTCTTCATGGTTATTCCTCCCGGCCTGTGGCCTGTCGTGGTTGTTCCTGTCCGCCCGGCCTCCCGGGTGGCCCGTATTGTTTTGGTTCTGATGCTAGTATATCCTATATATTTAGAATTGTCAATGATTTTTTCTATATCTATAGTATTATATTTTTTATATATAGGTTATAAAATTGCAACAAATATTATTTTTGTTCAATTTTATTTTGCGGTATCTCTTAATATCATATATAAAGGGCACCGCCAGCCGGATACCCCCGGGGGATAGGCCAGAGCCGCCACCTCCTACCTCAGTCTCTCTACCACCGAAAAATTAAAAAAGTCTCTTGACTATTCTGAATATTCAGGGTATACTAAATATATAGAATAAAATCCTAAATGGAGTGAGTTTGAATGGAATTTAAGAAAGCCATGAATGTTTTAATGGCGCAAGAGGGTATATCGCAAAAGAAGTGGGCAGAGGAAGCTGGATATAAGACAGTGAGTGCGATTTCAACTCCTATGAGCAAGGGAGATATTATGCTTTCTACTCTTTGCAGGCTAGCCAAGTCTGTTGGGTATTCTGTATGTCTTGTAAAAGATGGACCGAATGAAGAGGGGTATCTTCCCATTCCTGTTGATGCAAAGTCAGTTAAAGGGGCCGAAAAGAAGGGTTCCTAAAAATCCGCGCAAAACAAAAAGGGAGATGATGCTCCTTGGAAGTAAGGAAGGATTTAAGAGGGCAACGGTTTGGCCGATTGGTCGCTATCCGACCCGTCAGAAAGCGGGTGAATGATGACCGGCATACAATGTGGTTCTGCAAGTGCGATTGTGGTAGTGTAGCGGTTATTTCTACAAATAATTTAATACAGCAGACGGTTTCTTGCGGATGTGTGTCAAGAGGGCCAAAGATAGACGATACGGTTAGGGCGGTTTGCTCTGGATGTGGGGAAAAGTTTGATATTGAATTGAACGGACAAAAAACTCCACAATTCTGTCCCGATTGCTCAAAAATATATACAGGTAATAGCTGGAAGGTGTGTCCAGTTTGCAGAAAACTATTCAAATCGTTTCCGAGCGCAAAAAAGACGACGTGTTCGGAAGAGTGCAGCAAAAAATGGGGGAATTATATAAGAACCGGGAGAAGGTTCAAGTGGAGTGAAAAATCAAAGAAAGCGGCGCGAGAAAGCGGGCTTTGGGACGATATGGACGAGGCTGCGGCGCGGGCGAGGGCACGGAAAGTTGGAGACCCCAGGTTTGAGCGGACAGAAGAAAACATAACATCAAAAATATGGGTTCTTGTAGATCCATCTGGGAATGAACATATAGTTCGGAATTTGAAGCTATGGGCAAGCGAAAATTATGAAAAGTTTGGGAAGGATGACTCTGAAAGGTCTATCAAACAAATAGCGCAAGGGTTTTATATGATTGCATTATCGTTAAGAGGGAAGAAAGCACCTCCAAGACTAACATACTTTGGTTGGACATTGAAGGATTTGCCAAGAGAACTGGAGGATGATAAAGATGGACTGGATCAAATGCACTGATAGGATGCCGCCGGATATGAAAATAGTTCGCGTCAAAATAAACAACATATTCGGGTTGCCCTATGAAAAAGAGGCTCGATGGAATAGTAGAAATCAATGCTTTGAATGTTTTGCGCTACGAACGTGGGAACCCGTTTATGGAGAAGTGATTTGCTGGATGCTCATGCCAGAACCGGCGGAGGATTGATGATATGCACAAACTGACGAACAAGCAGTACGAGGAATACATGAAGATGATCCGGGATAAGGAAGAAGGGCGACTGCTCACCCCGGATGGCTTACGGATGATATGTTCGGCAAACAAGTATGACCCGGAGAAGATAGGGCTTCACATGCTGGCGGTGTTGGCGAATTGGAATAAGGTGGATGTATAGGAGGTAAAATGAGAGAAGTTGCAGGGGAATATAATACCGCTAAGATTTTTACAGATGTTGTTGACGATGCTTCCATTGCACAGGTTAAGGAATTGTGCGATCAAGAGTTTTGCACTGGAAGTAGAATTAGACTGATGCCTGATATTCATGCTGGAGCTGGATGTACTGTTGGGACTACAATGACAATCAAGGATAAGGTTGTGCCAAACCTTGTCGGGGTTGACATTGGCTGCGGAATGGAAACCGCTAAAATCAAAGAATCCAATCTTGATATGGAACGGCTTGACAATGTTATTCGAGAGAAAATACCGGCAGGGTTTGAAATAAGGTACAATGCACACAGGTATTTTGACCGAGTAGATTTATCGGCTTTGCGCTGTGCGGATAAAGTTGACTTAGAAAGAGCGAAAAAAAGCGTCGGGACATTGGGCGGCGGCAACCACTTCATCGAAGTTGACCGGGATGAACAAGGGCGACTCTACATCGTAGTTCATTCTGGCAGTAGGCACTTGGGATTGGAAGTTGCAAAGTATTATCAAGAGGCTGGATACAAAAAATTATCCGACAAAAACGATGGCCTTGAAAAACTAATAGAAGAATTAAAAGCTGCTGGTAGACAGAGAGAAATCCAACAGGAAATCAAAAGATACAAGTCTGAATATAAATGCGATATTCCTAAGACGCTTGCCTATGTTGACGGGGCTTTATTTGATGACTACATTCACGACATGAAAATAGTCCAAAGGTTTGCTGAAATTAACAGGCAGGCTATGATAGACGGGATCGTGTCTGGAATGGGAGTTCATGTTGAAGATCAGTTTACGACAATTCACAATTACATTGACACTGACAGCATGATACTTCGTAAGGGTGCTGTATCTGCCAAAAGCGGTGAGGTTTTGCTTATACCTATTAACATGAGGGACGGAAGCATTATCGGAATTGGCAAAGGAGATGAAGATTGGAATTGTTCCGCTCCGCATGGTGCTGGACGCTTAATGAGCCGGGCGAAGGCTAAAGAGAGGTTTACCGTTGCAGAATTTGAGAAGCAGATGAGTGGAATTTATACCACATCAGTCAATCAGGAAACGCTTGATGAATGCCCGATGGCTTACAAGAGTATGGAAGCAATCACGGAGAATATAGAGCCAACAGTTAAAATTTTGAAAATCATCAAGCCAGTATATAATTTTAAGGCTGGTGGAGATTAAATATTGCACCCCGCCACAGGGCGGGCGTATATAGTGCCAAGTGCCTCTCCAAATGGAGCGAACAGTGCCAAGTGCCTTTTATCTTAAGGGATAGGAGGCACTTTTTTCATGGAAATTCGGGGGTTGGTAGAGAGGGCATTTCAGAGGGATTTGTCCGACCCGTCTGCGCTATTTGATGCATTTGATTCGATCAGATTGTTGGAGCCAGAGGATTTTAAGCTGGCTCATGAGAAAAACAAAGAGGTACGTCGGCTGTCTGCAAAATTCGCCGCAGAACAAAAAAGCCTCCGTATGTTCGAGTTGAACAAGCGGAGTCTGCTGTTTGATGCGCCGTATGATTTTGATGCGGCGATAAGATATGCTGAGTGGGATAGAGAACCGAAGAAAAAGTTCTATATGCCACGCAGAAAGCAGTTGCTTCCGGTTGTTCAAGCTATGCAGCGGCTATCTGAACGGAAGATACGCATTTTGGGTGTTATGGCTCCCCCAGGCGTCGGGAAGACCACCATTGAATTGATGTTCATGGTGATGGAGGGGTTAAAGAATCCAGATTTAAGCATTCTGATGGGTTCGCACTCAAACTCATTCCTACGTGGGGCTTATGAAGAAGTTGGGCGGATGTTAGACCTCAAAGGGGAGTATTTGTGGAAAGATATTTTTCCATCTGTTCAAGTTTGCAAAACAAACGCCCAAGACATGCGAATTGATCTTGGAAAACGAAAGCGGTTTGAGACCTTTGAGTTTTCGTCTATAGGCTCTGGTAACGCGGGCAAAGTACGTGCCTCGAATCTTCTGGTAGCAGATGACCTTGTACCTGATATCGAGTCCGCAATGAGCAAAGAGCGCATGGACAAGCTCTGGCAGCAGTATTATACAGACCTCATGCAGCGTATGATCGGAGATTGTGTCCAGCTTCTTGTCCAATCACCTTGGACGTTGCATGACCCCATTGACCGACTTGAACTAGCCCATGCAGAAGACCCGCTGGCAGAGTTTATCCACCTACCCGCTTTGGATGAAAATGATGAGAGTAATTTTGATTATCCGTATGGGCTTGGGTTTACCACGGCATTCTATCACAATCAAAGAGATGTTATGGACGATGCTTCCTGGAGGGCACTATACATGACTCAGCCCATTGAGCGTGAAGGACAGCTCTACAATGAGGATGAGCTGCGCAGGTATTTTGAACTTCCTGACGGTAAGCCCGATGCCATCCTGTTTGTATGCGATACGAAGGACAAAGGCACTGATTACTGCGTCATGCCGATTTGTTACCAGTACGGAAATGACTTTTATTGTGAAGACGTAGTATGCGACAACAGCAATCCAGAGGTTGTAGAGGCGCGGCTGGTGTCAAAGCTCGTTCAGCACAAGGCTCAGATGGGCCAGTTTGAAAGCAATAGTGCTGGCGGTAAAGTGGCAGAAAAAGTTCAAAAAGAAGTGAAAGAAGCTGGGGGAATTGCAAAAATAACAACAAAATATACTACATCGAACAAAGAGACGCGGATCATAGTCAATAGTCCATTCATCAAAGACCGTGTTTTGTTTAAGGATAACTCTGTTATCAAAAAAGATAAAGAATACAGACGAATGTTGAATTTCCTTTGTGGGTACACGATGGTCGGTAAGAATCGAAATGATGATGTCCCAGATGCGTGGAGCCTATTTGCCGAATATGTCCAACAACTTGAGGGAAACAAGGTTGAAGTATTTAAGCGACCATTTTAAAATCTCGAATAAGCCATTAGACACATATAGATATATAGGTTGTTATCTTAACAACGATTGATGTATAATATATTTGGGTAAACATAATTATCCAATTTTCCTCCCCTTTCGGGCTGTGACCAACCACGGCCCAAAGGATAACCCACTCCCCCGGCAGGGTATCTAGTGAGCAGATATTAAACGGAAAGGAGAGCCTCTCTTGTACGTTTCCTGCCGGGGGACTCCCTTCACGTTAACCTGCTCCAGAGTTTCGCAATCGAAGCCGACATGCGGAGAAGATAACGATATACCCCTCCAATGCGTTGACGCCTACGTCCCTACGCGGGTATTAGTATTGGCGGGGACATATGCCGCAGCACGATGCAGCCCACAATCAGGGCCGGAGGGTCGCGCCCTCCATGCGGCAGAGCCGACAGTCATAGTGTCGGGTAAAAAAGCGGTGGCAGCTATGACCTGTCCCGGCGCTATCCCGCTGAAAACTACCTGTACCGGATCGGGTAAAGTACCATATGGCATATCCATATGACGCAGGTGTGACAATCTAAGCGGGAAGCGCACATACGCCGCCTCGCAGTTGCGAGAGACGGGAGCGGTGCCAAAGACCGAAAGGAGTCGTCCATTGAATGAAGATTGACGTTTATTGTCCTGTTTGCGCTGCCGCCGGTATCAATCATGGAAAAGGGCGGCTTTTGATGCAGGTGGATAGTAAGGCAGTTGGTATTGTTTACCCATACTGTAAGGCTTGCAAGAAGAACATTAAAATCGAATTGAAAGGCGAAAAGAGCGCCTGAAAATATATAGTTTAGTGCCAAGTGCCTCCGGGCAATGCCTGGACGAAGCGTGCCGAGTGCCGAGAGTGGACCTTTACGGGTCTGTTCTTGGCACTTTTTTTGTTGTTCTGGAGGTGACAAGGTGACTGAAAACGATACTGTTCGGGCTATATCCGAATGGCCGGTTGATGGCCTGACTGGTCGGCGCAAAATCTACACCGCAAAAAAGAAAGTCACCCCGGAAAACGTGGTGGAGGTGCTGGGTAAGGCGCTGGCCGTACATCGCATGAACAGGGCAGAAATGTCCTATTTGTTTGACTATTACAAAGGAAAACAGGACATCCGCTTAAAAGATAAAATCGTCCGCCCGGAGATCAACAACAAGGTGATGATTAACCGGGCGAACGAAATCGTGGTCTTCAAGTCTGCTTACCTCCTGGATGGCCCAATCCGCTATGTGTCCAACGGTGGAGAAGATGATATTTCCGCCAGTGTGAACACGCTCAACGAGTATATGCGATCTGAGAGTAAAGACACACTGGACAAGGAATTAGCGGACTGGATGCACATTTGCGGCATAGCGGTACGCATGGTACTCCCTGACGAAGCTGGTGAGGAGGACGGTTCCCCGGCATCCATCTACACACTCGACCCGCGAGCGGCGTTCTGCATTTACCATAGCGGCGTAGGGCAGAAAAAGGTCGCTGGTGTTCTGGAACAGGTAGACGAGGAGGGCCAGCCATACTTCTGCGTTTACACTCCTAAATGGTATTTCGAGGTGCAGAATGGCCAGATCACAAAGCAGGAAGCCCGCACCATCCCCTATATCCCCATTGTGGAGTATGTAAACAATGACGCCCGCATGGGTGCGTTTGAGCCGGTCATTCCCATTCTGAATGCCATCAATATGATTGAGTCCAATAGATTGGACAGTATTCAAGATTTCGTCAACGCTTTTGACGTGTTCCAAAACTGCGAGTTGGAGAACGGACAGTATAAGGAGCTGGCAAAGGGCGGCATGGCAATCACCATCAAGAGCGTTCAGCCCGGCATGGAGGCCAAAGTATACCGCATTGCGTCTGAACTGAACCAGACCAATACGCAGACCATTGTGGACGATTTGGAGGACGCATATCTGACCATCTGCGGGATGCCAAACCGGAATGGAGGTTCCTCTACCAGTGATACCGGGCAGGCGGTCATTTACCGTGATGGGTGGTCTTCCGCTGAGAGCCGGGCCAAGGACACGGAAAAGACCTGGGAGCGGTCGGAACGGGAGTTCCTGCGGCTGGTGCTGTATATTTGCCGGGAAACTGGCGATTTAGGTTTGCAGCTATCCGACATTAAGCCGGAGTTCACCCGCAAGAACCTGTCCAATATCCAGTCCAAGGCGCAAGTTCTAGCGGAGATGCTGAACAATAGCAAAATTCATCCGAAGTTGGCGTTCCAGTACAGCGGGCTATTCAGCGACCCAGAGGAGGCTTACCGTATAAGTTCCCAATATGCCGAGGAACAGCAACGCAAGATGGAGCGGAGTTTGAGAGATGAACTGAATACCAACAGGGACACAAATATAACTGTGGAGGAAAGAAACAATGATGTCTCCGTTTCGGAATGACCCGTTCAGCATGGTATATCAAGCATTTCAGAACCTTTATCCTGGAAAAGAGTGCGAGTGCTACTTTGAGCCTGACTTGAAAGCAGACGATGGAGACAAGGCGTATGGTCTCACAAATTTCTGCGATGATGGAGAAATTCAAATTTTAGTAGACCCGAATGTGGACATTGAAAACGCAACAGAAATTTTTGCACACGAACTTGCACATGTAGCCGTTGGATATGACGCTAAACATGGCCCGGAATGGGATGCCGCTTTTGATGCAATTCTCGATGAATACAACCGCATAGGGGATGAACTGTTTGGAAAACAAAAACCCTTATGACCTCACCGATAAAGCCATCGACCTTTTGAATAGGAGGGCGGTCAAGCGGTTTGAGGACGCCAAAGACGAAGCGGCGCTGGCGAAATTTGATGAACTCAATGTGCTGGAAGTCACCCGAACACTGTATCAAGACCTCGCCCATGATAATCAGGAAATCTTTCTTGAACTGGCGCAAGAGCGGTATCAGGAGACCGAACCGCACGGAAAGGAACCACCTGATTTAGCGTGGTTACTGGCATTGCTGGCGGCGTACAACGCTGTGACGAAATACCAGTATTCCCACGAATGGGAGCGCAAGCGTGACCGCACAGCGGAGGCTATTAACTCGACCACCGCAAAGGTCACAGAGTTTCGACGGGGCCTTTCCTACTGGGCGCAGATGACGGAATGGTATGCGGTGGAAGTCACAGACCAATCCACACTGAAAGCATTTCAAGACAGCGGTGTGCGCTATGTGAAATGGAACACCATGAATGACGGGCGTGAGTGCTCCGCTTGTAAGGAACGAGACGGGAAAATTTATCCCATCCGGAGCATACCAAGCAAGCCCCACCCTGGTTGCCGGTGCTGGTATACCCCGGCGGAGAAAAAGTGAATTTAAGCGGCCCAGCCGTTTGAATATGGCCCCAGAGAAGGGGCGGTACAAATCTCCCAACAGCGAGAGAACGCTTAATAACCCAAAAACATAGTGAGAGAACACTTACAAAACCCAAAAGGAGAATTTACATGAAGATTTCCACCGACAGCATCCAGGGCTTCGCGGAAATGAGCGACGCCGACAAGGTTACTGCCCTGCTGGGGCTTGATGTGCCTGACCCGGTTGATCTGAGCGGCTATGTGAAGAAAGAAGTTTTCGATGCCAAGGCTACCGAGGCGGCCAACCTGTCCAAGCAGCTCAAATCCAAGATGACCGATGACGAGGCCGCAAAGGCGCAGGCTGACGCTGACCGCAAGGCGCTGGAGGACAAGTACACCGAACTTCTGCGCAAGTCCACTATTGCCGAGCACACCGCCCGCTATATCGCCATGCCGGGCTATGACGAGAAGCTGGCCCGCGAGACAGCAGAGGCGCTGTTTGACGGCAAGATGGATGTGGTCTTTGCCAATCAGCAGAAAGCCAACGCTGCCTATGAGAAGAAGTTGCGGGCTGATCTGGTGAAGCAGGACCCGAAGCCTGACGGTGCTGGTGGTGGAGAGGGCGGCAAGGATGAGGCCGTGGAGTTTGCCAAGAAACTGGGCAAGCAGCGGGCCGATGCCCTCAAAAATGCAAACGAAGGTTTGAAACATTACTTTTGATTGAAAAGGAGAGAAACAGATGAAGTTTACCAAGACTTCTGTTGGCGGCACCGTTGAGATTCTGGCCGCTGACGATTTTGTGGCGATTCCCATTTGTGTCACAGAAGCCGCTGCTGTCCCTGCCGGTATGCCCATGACCGCTGCAGGCAAGAAGGTGGCCGCTACCTCTTATGCTACCGCTGTTGGTATGCTGCTGTATGATGTGGACCCGACTGAGAATCCCAATGGTGCTCTGCTGGTACAGGGAGTTGTGGACAAGAAAAAGATCGAGGACCATGCAAGTATTACGCTGGACGCCACTTTCGACGTGCCCGGCATTATCCTGCGGGACAACATTGGCGTGAACGAGTAAGGAGGGATACATAATGGATTTGAGAGAAGTTTTTACTCCCGCTGCGATTGCGGCAAACTGGACTGAGGTTGCCTCAAACCAGATTCCCTACCTGGGTGCTACGCTGTTCCCCGCCCGCAAGAAGGCTGGTCTTGACTTGTCCTGGCTGAAAGGCTCCCGTGGGCTGCCTGTCTCTCTGATGCCCTCCGCATTCGACACGAAGGCCACCTTCCGTGATCGGATTGGATTTGAGAAACTGGAGACCGAGATGCCTTTCTTCCGCGAGGGCTATAAAATCAAAGAGAAGGACCGCCAAGAGATGCTGCGGGTACAGGAGTCTAGCGACCCCTATGCTGCCGAGGTGATTGCCCGTGTATTTGACGATACCCGTGACCTTATTGACGGCGCGAACGTTGTTCCTGAGCGCATGATTATGCAGCTGCTGTTCCCTGAGGGTGGCGATGTGGGTATTGCGATCAAGGCAAATGGCGTGAACTATACCTACAAGTATGATACGGACGGCTCCTGGAAGACCTCTAACTACACCGCACTGACTGATACAGCCACTTGGGACAAGCCCTCTACGGCTGATCCCTTTGCGGCATTCAAGACGGTCAAGGACGCTATCCGTTCTAAGACTGGCACTGAACTGACGGTCTCGATTATGAACTCCTATACCTTCAATCTACTTGCTAAAACGGACGCCGTAAAGAACCGCTACTTGACCACCAACGGCCTGTCTCTTGGCTATCTGACCGACGCCGAAGTAAAGGCGGTTGTAGAGTCCACGTCCGGTCTGCGGATTGCAATTTACGACAAGCAGTTCCGGGACGAGGACAAGGTTGCCCATGCATTTGTGCCCAATGGCTATGTTTGTTTGATTCCTGACGGTGCTCTTGGTAGTACTTGGTATGGCACCACTCCCGAGGAGGCAGACCTTCAAGGAGCCTCCGGCGCCGAAGTTTCCATTGTGAATACAGGCGTTGCGATTACCCGTATTCTTCAGGAGCATCCTGTAAATATCAACACCTTTGCGTCTGAAATCGTCCTGCCCTCCTTCGAGCGCATGGACGAGGTGGCGGTGCTCAACGTCCTGGGGGAATAATCGGGTCTGACACTCTAACCATTTTCCCCGGCAGTCAGACCCTATTGGGGAAGCAGGTGTCCGAACTGGTAGGAGATGACCTGAAGGTATATGCTGACGGGTTTGTCACGGGTACATTCCATCATGTGACTGGTTACTCTGAGTTCAGTTCTATCCCTGGAGAAGACAGTGGGTACTATTTCCCGTTTCACCTGACGAAAACTGGAAGCAAGATGACCTTTAAGAAAAATGGGGTTCCAACCAAACAGGGCATCGCATTTGACCCGGACATTATTTTCCGGGTAACAAAGGATGACACCTTTGAAGTCCTTGTGGATGACAGCAGTGTTGTGAAGTTCAATTTTGCTGGGGCCACATTTGAGAGCTAAAAAAGCGGGAGGCAGCATGAAGTTTATTCCAAATTACCGCGTGTGCTATGGCGACCAGTTTTATGAGGCTGGGACTCCGTTCCCCATTAAGGCCGACGACGCGGATATGATGAAGCGGCACGGGACGGTGTTGGATGAACCGACGCCGCCTCCCGCGACTGAACGAAGGGCCGGGAGATCGAGGAGGGGGAATAATGGACAACTTAGCGAGACTGAAACTCCGAACCGAAGAGGTTGACGAAACTGTCCTGCAAGATTGCCTAGAGAGCGCAAAGTCAGCGATTATGGCCCGACGTTACCCTTTTCAAGAGTGGCCGGAGGAACTGGAGCGCCGGTATCTGGATTTGCAGTTCAGGTGTGCGCTTGACCTCTACAACAGAATTGGAGCAGAAGGCCAGCTCGGGCACACAGAAAACTCTATCAGTCGAACTTGGGAGTCCGCTTGGATTTCCGAATCGCTTTTGCAGGAAGTGACGCCGCTGGCCGGGAGGGTGACGTAATGACAGTCCATGTGCTGGGCGAAACATACACCCTGAATTTCATTCCGGAGGAAAACGACGAGGGCCTGAAAGACTGCGACGGCTACTGTGACGAGACCATCAAAACACTGGTGGTAAAGCAGTACAAGCGAGGAGAGCCGGGGAGCAAGAAGGCCCTCGACCTGCAAGAGAAGAAAAACTTCCGGCATGAGATTATTCATGCATTTCTCTACGAAAGTGGCCTTGCGGAAAACTCTGCCTGGGCGCAGGAGGAAGAAATGGTGGACTGGTTCGCCAAGCAGTTTCCTAAGCTGGCGGTAGCGTTTCGGGAGGTGGATGCCCTGTGAGAAGCCTCCTGCGCAACCAGCAGCCAGTATTCTACAAGCTTTACGAGGGCCAAGAGGAAATTGTGGATGAGTGGGGAAACCCTACCGGCAGCTATGTCCCCATTTACAGCGAATTGAAATCCACTATGCTCTGCGTCTCCCCTAACAAGGGGAATTCTGAGGTGGAACAGTTTGGCTCTCTGGAGGATTACGACCGGACGGCTACCACTGCCGACCCGCATTGCCCCATCGATGAGAACTCCGTGCTGTGGGTGGACGGGGCCGATACAGATGGCCCGTATAACTACATCGTAAAGCGGAAAGCCCCGTGGAAAAATTCTACGCAGTACGCCATAAAGAGGGTCACTGTGTCGGAGTACGAAGCAGAAAAGAGCCTGTTCGATCAGAAAGTAAAAGCGGAGGCCGCCTATGCTAACCATCAAACTGAAACTGAATACGGACTCCATCAATCAGGCGTTGAAGGAAGTCAAGGCGTACCAGAAGAAAGTTGAGCAGGCACCGCAAAAGCTGATTGAATACCTGACAGCGCAAGGCGTTGAGATTGCCAAAATGAACGTGTCTGACATGAACGCCTACGATAGCGGGGAGTTGTACAACAGCATCCACGCCGAGCAAAAGTCTGGTGTTGGGTATGTCATAGCGGACGCTGCCCATGCCGCTTTCGTGTGCTTTGGCACCGGCATCGTGGGAAAGAACAATCAACACCCGAATATCGCAATCGCCGGGTGGAAGTATGACGTGAACGACCACGGGGAACTGGGGTGGTGGTACATTGGACGTGATGGGCGGGCGCACTGGACCAAAGGTATGCCGTCCAGACCATATATGTACAACACGGCACAGCAACTCAGACAAATGGTTATCCCAGCGGCAAAGGAGGCGTTGAAGTGATTGACGTGGAGAGCCTGATATTCAGTCAGGTCGCAGAAGCCCTCCGGGTGGCTTTTCCAGGAATATTCGTTAGTGGCGAATATGTAGATACCCCCGCCAAGTTTCCCGCTGTTACTATTGTGGAGAGCGATAATACGATAGTACAGCGAATGCGAACGGCCAACATTGAAAATGCCGCAACGCTGATGTATGAGGTAAATGTTTACACCAACACCGTCGGCTACAAGAAGTCCGAGGCAAAAGACATTATGGAAGCCGTTGATGGCGAATTTTCCAAACTGGGATTTGCGCGGACAATGCAATCCTATTTCAAACCTGAGCGACGCCACGATCTACAGAATGGTGGCAAGATACACAGCCACGGTAGACAAGGATTTGTGGGTTTACCGTGCAGACTAATTCAGAAAAGAGGTAATTTACTATGGCAAGTCCCAGACTTTCTACTGCTGGAATGACACTTCAGTATGCCGTTGAGACTTCTGCGGGTACTCGCCCCACTACCGGCTATACCAAAATCCCGGAAGTAAAGTCCATGCCCAGCTTCAATCCCAGCCCCAACACCATTGACTCCACCACCCTGGAGGAGACCGAGTACATGACCTACGTCCAGGGCCTCAAGGACCTGGGCGGCGCTCTGGAGTATGGCGCTAACCTGACCGAGGACCTGATTGATGCGTGGGATACTCTGATGGGTGCTTACGATACAGCCGTTGAGGGCGGAAAGCAGGTGTGGTTTGCGGTGGTTCATCCGCAGCTGGCAGATGCTACTTACTTCGTTGGCACCCCGGCCCCCCTTGGCCTGAACGAGGCAAGCGTCGGCTCCATGCTGGAAACCACGCTTTATATCACCCCAAACAGCGCCCCTGTGATGGCGGCAAAACCCACCGAGGAACCCTGATTAACAATCTTGAGGAGGCATACAAATGAGCGAAAAGACCATTGATATTCAGGACATCGTAAAGCCTGCCCGCCTGACTGATGATAAGACCGGGCAAGTTTATGTCCTGGATTTTTCTCGTGAGAGTATTGTATTTGCTGAACGTAACAAATTCAAGCTGGAAGATGCCATTGAGTATCCTGTTACTGGCATGAGGGACCTGTTCTACTATGCGTTCCGCAAGAACCACCGGAATATCTCTAGGGAAAAGACAGACAAGTTGATCGAAAAGTGGGGCGGCGGCATCCCGGAGGAACTGGTGAAGCGGCTCATTCAGCTTTATCAGCAAGCTCTTGCGTCCAACTCTATCGTTGTTGACGAGGACGCCGCAAAAAACTCCGGACTGACTCTGGAGCTGTAAAGGGTCCAGAGTCATTTGAAGAACTGTTCGTGCGTGACTGTTCGTATTATCTCTCTATCGGTATGACATGGGAGCAATACTGGAACGGAGACGTGTGGATGGTGAACATTTATAGGGAGGCTGATAGACGTCGTATGGAGCGAACAAATGCGGAGTCCCATTTGATGGGAATGTACATTTATGAGGCTTTGTGCGACGTCTCCCCCATTCTTCATGCTTTTGCCAAAAATGGTGCAAAACCGATAGAGTATCGAACGGAGCCATATCCTTTGTTTGGGAAAGATAAGCCCAAAGAGAAATCTGAACAGCAGGAAGAGCGGGACGCATTGTTTGCAAAGGCGTATATGAGCCAGATGGTAAGGGCCGGAAAGAGCTGGGGGAAGAAATAGCGTCCCCGTTGCACCTTGAAAACTTCATAGAGATAGCGGAAACCTCGATACGCCAAGAAATAAAACGGCCCTCCGCCTATTCCTAAGCGGAGGGCGATTATTAAATTTCAGAACTTAAAATCTGAGGTTGAGTAATCATCAAACATGATGTTCCCACTTGCATGTATATCTTCTACTACTTCTGGCAATTCATCAAATCTGACCTCAACAAGATTTTCTTGATTTGCTGATATTGAATGGCTTGTGATATGTCCACTATCAACCCCATTTACATGCAAGTCAAAAAATCCAATTGTTAGATTTTGGCCCGTTTTATTGACAACAGAAAAAACTATTGCAGATTTTGGAACATCCAGATTATCAGCGGCATACACCGTTTCATACTCCACTACACCATTATATACTATAGAAATTTTATTGTCACTATACAAAGTATCGCCAATATTTAAGTCTCTTCTCTGACTTAATTCTTCATCTAATTCCTTTTGAGCATCCTGTTTAGTGGAGTCTACATCTTCTTTTGTTATAACAACAAGTTCACTTTTGTCATTCATGGTATCACAAAAAGCTATATCATCTCCGCTTTTGTATTCCTGGATTTGAATAGAAGTTTGGAAATTTTTCTCATCTGATGGACAATTGAAGATAACTGTCCCAAGGCATTTATACACAGATTGATTATTCTCGCAAATAATTTCAATCAATCGATCTACATCAATTGCACATACACTCGGGTCGTCCTGTCTTGCGTTCTCTCCGACAAAAGATATTTCTAAGTTATAGTAGTTACCCGTTTCATTGATTGACTCAATATCGACACGAAAACTTCTATTTTGCAAAAATGCGTTTTTCACATCTTCCGTGCTTGCAATTTCTGGATTGTTAGAATCTGATATATCATGATATTCATGTTCAGTACTCTCGCCACATGACGTTAACCCGATAATCATTAAAAAGGCAAATAGTACAGGAAAAAATTTCTTCATTTTAATCGCCCCCCTCATTATATGATACATCACACAACGGAAGGAAATCAATCAAAATCTTCGCTATCTCTATGAAGTTTGAGGTAGCGGAATTTTATATTTTAGTGCCAAGTGCTTTATTGCCAAGTGCCAATATAGAAAGGTGGTGGCAATATGGCCGTAGATATTGATAGCCTGCAAATTGAAATCGAGGCGACGTCCAGTGATGCAGCAAAGAAGATCGAGGCGCTTACTACTGCATTGACCGGGTTAAAAACCGCGGCTAAAGGAGGGGCGGGGCTTACAACCACCACAAAGCAGTTAAAGGCACTTTCGGAAGCAGCAAAGCTAATCAATGGCGCAAATCTGAATAGTGGGAAAATAAAAGAGTTCACGGCTGCAATGAATAGCTTGGCTGGTATCCAAAAAGCAAGCGGCCTTTCCTCCGCGATCAACGCACTAAAGAAACTTCCTGAGATTAGTGCGTCGCTCGAAAAGACAGACCTTGGTAAATTCGCAAAGCAGATGGAGCAGGTGGCCGCTGCTGTGCGACCGCTAGCGACAGAAATGCAGAAGGTATCCAATGGATTTTCAGCATTTCCGATCAGAATTCAGAGGCTTATTCAGAGCAACGCAAGTCTGACGGCATCAAATAGCAGAGCGGCAAGAAGTTTTGGCGTTCTTGGAACTGGTATCAGTTCTGCGGCAGCTAAATTTAGTATCTATTATTTAGCATTTAAGCGACTTGCCGATGTTATTTCCGGCTGGATAAAGTCGGCTAATGACTACGTTGAGACAGTCAATTTGTTTCAGGTCTCCATGGGTGAGTTTTATGACGAAGCCTATAACTATGCCATGCTGGTCAATGACCGACTTGGCATCGACCCCGAAGAGTGGATGCGTGCGCAAGGCGTGTTCATGTCTATGGCAAACGGTTTTGGGTTAGCACGGCAACAAGCTTATGACCTAAGCGAGGGCTTGACAGAACTGGCCTATGACCTGAGTTCTCTATATAACGAGGACACAGAACAGTCGGTCTTACGTTTGCAGTCTGCTCTTGCTGGCGAAATTGAGCCCATCCGTCGCTTAGGTATCTCAATTAGTCAGGCCACCTTACAGGAATATGCGCTTGCTCATGGCATTGATGAAAGCGTTATGTCTATGACAGAACAGGAAAAGGCATTACTGCGGAGCCTGGTTCTGATGGAGGGGGCCTCCCGGATCGGGGCTATTGGAGATTTCGCAAAAACCTTGGAATCCCCCGCAAATGCTATGAGAGTGCTGCGCCAGCAAATTACTCAGCTTGGTCGAGCGATTGGCACGGTGTTTGTCCCTATCCTCATTCAGGTAATTCCATGGGTTCAAGCATTTGTTGAGATATTGACGGAAGCAATTCAACGGTTTGCTGTTCTGGTCGGATTTGAAATGCCGGAATGGGAGACCAATGATTGGGGAGAAGATATCAAAGAAAATGCTGACTCCGCTGCCGATTCCGTTGGCGATACAACTGACGAATTAAAAAAGCTAAAGCAGCAGCTTTTAGGAATCGATGAACTAAATATCATCGGGGCATCCAACGAAATCAAATTGGATACTGGAGAAGCTGGAAAATGGACCGATGATCTTGAAATCCCGAATATTTGGGACAAAACCGCCCTTGATGCGTTAAAAAAGCAAGTGGACGAAATCAAACCTGTTTTGAAAGACTTGCTTGACAACTATATCATTCCCATCGGTTCTGCACTGCTTGCGTGGAGAATTGCAAGGACGTTGTTTACAGATATCGGCCGCCTTAAGGCTTTGCTAGGCGGGTTGATGTTCACGGTAGGTATTTCTTTGCTGATTGACAGTGTAAAAGACATTCTTTTTGGGGATGGACTAACATGGGAAAACATCCTAAAAGGCGCAGCTGGAGGAGCACTTGCTGGGGCTGGACTTGGCCTACTTTTGGCTAAGAAACTTGGCCTCACTTGGGCTGGTGGAATGCTGCTTGGAGCTGTTGTCGGTCTTGGACTTTCCTTGATGGTCATGTCCATTGCCTCTCAAATCAAAGACGGACTGAACTTTGGGAATGTCCTTTTAGGTGCTATTGGCGGTGCATTGGCTGGAGGAGCGCTTGGCGGATACTTTGCATTCAGAAAAAATCTAAATCCTGCGCAAGGGGTTCTTGGTGGCATAATTGCAGGAATTGGCGTGTCTCTCTTGATTTCGTCTATCACGTCGATTCTTCAAGATGGTCTTAACATTGGAAATGGGATCATGGGCCTCATTGGCGGAGCTTTGGCTGGATTTGGCATCGGCGCAGTCATTGCTGGAGGAGCTGGAGCCGCTTTTGGGCTAGTAATCGGAGTTGGATTATCTCTTGTGATTATGGGAATTACTGCACAAATTAAAGAGGGCGCTGCAACTCTTTCTGGTGGACTGATGACAATACTCGGGTCTGTATTAACTGGTGCGGGAATCGGCTCCGTTGTTCCTGTTATTGGTACTGCCGCTGGTGCCGTTATCGGACTTGGTGTTGGCATTGTTCTCGAAATTGTTGGTATAGAAGCGGCAGCAAATGCGGCGTATGCGGCGTCAGAAGATTTTGCAATCATGGCGGACATTCTTGACCGTTGCACAGAAGCGTCTGAACGCACAGACCAAGCGTTTAATAATATGAAAAATCGTTTAGAAGATTTTGATTCGTCTATTGCTGATTTCCAAGTTGCCAGACAGCTTGCAGACGAAATTTATGCCATTAACGATAATGCAAATGCATCTGCTTATGAATTAGATCAAATGGCGGTAAAAGTTCAAGTCCTGAACGATTTGAACATTGATGGGCTACATTTGGAAATTGATGAAACAACACAACGAGTTAAAGAAAGTAAAGCCGCCGTTGACGAGCTGATTGATTCTTTGGAGCGAGAGGCCAAAATGGAAGCCCTGCGAGAAATGCTTGTTGAGAGTTATAAAGAGCAATATCAGGCAATGCGTGATATGCAACAGGCGGCAAAGGATTATGATGCGGCCGCAGAAGCATTAAATAACACACAAAAAGAACTCAACGAAACAGACATTTTCAGTTGGGGGAAAGCCAGAGAACTTGTCGCTGCAAGAGAGAAAGAAACCGAAGCGGCAAAAGCCGCACAGGAAACATACATGCAATCGGTTCAGCTATACAGTGATCTTCAAAGTGAAACTCAAGGTCTTACAGATTCTATTATTGGGTTAAAGCAAGAAGAATCTGGAGTTGGAGACGCCGGTATTGATGGAATGGAAGATTTGAAAACGGAAATCAATCATTTTAGCCAATCTATTGATATGAGCCAGTTTGAAAATCTAGGAAAGCAAATGGCAGATAACATGTATAAGGGATTCACCAGTTCTGGCCTGCTGCAAGATGCCATCAAAAATCTCGGGAATGGCGCATCGTATAGTTCGGAAAATTCTTCCTCCCGTTCGGCCAACAGCTATTCTGTTCAGGATATCACTGCATACGCCTCCGGCGGCTTCCCCGAGCATGGGCAAATGTTCATTGCCCGTGAGGATGGGCCTGAGCTAGTTGGTCAAATGGGCAACCGAGCAGCGGTGGCGAACAATGACCAAATCGTTGACGGTATCGCTTCTGCTAATACCGGAGTCATCAATGCGGTCATGGCAATCGGTGCAATGATTACTAAGGCAGTCAACGATAAAGATACAACAGTTTCTCTGGATGGCCGTCAGGTGTCGAGGAGCCTGTACAAATACAACCAACAGACGCAGCGAGAAAAGGGCTCTCCCATTACATGAAAGGCAGGATAAAACGTGACATTGACTGTAAACGGAACGGATTTGACGCCTTATATTGCGTTCGGCGGCGTACAGTGGCAAAGGGCTGATGTAGACGGCCCAAATGCCACACGCTCAATCGATGATGCGTTTCTTACGAGAGATCGGATAGCCATAAAATATCGATTGGATATTACTTGCCGCCCATTGACGCTAGAAGAAGCAAGCCTCGTTCTCTCCTCTATTCTGCCCGAGTATGTCACAGTTACATATACAGACCCTATGGAGGGCGGAGATGTAACAAAGCAAATGTATTCAAACAACATCCCCGCCCAATTCCTAATCAAGACCAGAAATGGGAAAGAGTTATGGGGTGGAATCACATTCCCTCTGATTGAAAGGTAAAGAAATGGCAGTTAATCGAATTCTCGTTGGTGATATAGAAATAACGGGGATTTATAATCTGACGTCCGGAAACGTCAATTTAACTACTTCTCTTTTAAACGATGTCCTGGAAATGGACACGCTTGATTGTGACTTTAATAGTCAACTGGATAGTTCCACAATCTTGGCTACCATTGGGGAAAAGGTGGTTTACTACCATGGAGATCAGCAAAGACAAACCCTCTATGTAGATAGTATCAAACGAACTGGGCCTAGTTCCTATCATCTGTATGCGATATCAGCGGTATCCAAGCTAGACACTATGCTCCATCCCGGCGGAATTTACACCGGACAGACCGCAGAATCAATCATAAAGAATATTTGCGGTGAAATCCCCGTTATTGTAAAAAGCAATCTAAAGAATGTTAAGGTGTATGGATGGCTCCCCTATTGTAGCCCACCGAACAGCTCCGCACGAGACAATCTCAATCAAGTCCTGTTTGCTATTGGCGCTTGTCTTACTACCGATTTGAATGGTGTTTTGCGAGTGGAGACGTTTTGGGACGGAACCATATCGACAATAGATGCGAAAAAGACGGACATGGTTGGCTCAGTTACAGATAATCAAAAAATTAGCGCGATCTCTGTCATTGAACATCAGTTTGCGGAAGGACAAGAAAGCCAGGAGTTGTTTAATGGCACAGCTCAGAACGGCGATCTAATCATTTTCAATGAGCCGATGCATACCCTGTCTGCTTCCGGATTTTCCGTTTTGGAAAGCGGAGCAAACTACGCAAAAATCTCTGCCGGTACAGGGACGCTTACGGGGCTGAAATATATCCACAACAAGCGAAAAATTGCAAAGGTAATCAATGAAAATGTACCTGAAAATGAAAAAGGCAAAGAGAATGCCACACTTGTTTCTTTAGTGAATTCAGTTGCGGTTGCTGAACGGCTAGCGAGCTTCTATGCTTGCAATAAAACGCTTCAAGCTTCGTTTCTGACCGAAAAGGAAAAGCCCGGACAAGTTGTAAAGGTCATGGACCCATACGATCACGAAATCGTTTCTGCTTGTATTGAGTCGATGGATGTAAACATGTCCTCAACACTGAAAGCGAATGCCGAAATGCGAATTGGATTTATTCCCTCGCAAGTTGATGATTTCAAAACATTTGATGAACGCATCGTACTCACCGGATCAGGGACTTATCAAATTCCTACTGAAACAACTTTGATCCGCTATGTTTTGATCAGCGGGGCCCAGGGCGGCCATTG